TTGGCCAAAAGGGCCAAAATCATAATAAGGATTGCACGTTGCAGTTCCAGAAGTTCCTGTTGCGGATGAAACTACTGGCATTGTAATTGTAAATGTGCCTGATGTAGGTGTTGTTTTGACTTCAAAAGCATTTGTAAAATTAGCAGCTGAAAAACCTGTTGGAGGTGTTACTGCACTAAATCTTACAATTCTTCCAACAGTTAGACCATGTCCGGCTTTATTAACTGTAACAGTTGCAGATGCTAAAGTTGTAGTAAATGTACAAGAAGTAAGTGGTGTGCTTAATGGTGTAATATCATAAAACGCACCTTCAAAATAAATAGTTAATACTTTATTAGTACCTATTGCAGCATATCTATTACCGTCTAAATCTGACCATATCCATTGGTTCCTAGCAGCGCCTACTAGAGTATCTGCTAATATTTCTGACCAACCGCCTATTTTTTCAGGGCTTCCATAACGAAATCGTACATTATCGCCATCAATCCAGCGACCTTCCGCTTGAGATGCAGTATCTTGCTTGTCAAATCCTGGAGCTACTGGTATTTTTTTTAAAGGCATAAAGCATTATACCTTATATTCAATGAAGTTGAAATATAGGCTTATTTAGTAAAGACTATTGTTATTTAAGTAATGCTTGAATATTAAAATGTATAAATCTAAAAGTTTCTATTCCTTGATCAACGACGAATTGATGTTCTAAATAAGAGTTAAAAAAAACAAATGATCCTGGTTTAGGTTTAAAATTTATAATTTCAGATGAATTTGTAATGTTTTGTGGATTTCTTTCGAAAAGTTGAGACATTCTTTTATTTAATTTAGGATCATGAAAAACTGGAAAAGAAGTTTTATTAGAACATTTTAAAAAATAAAAACCAGAAATATGTGAATTTGAATGGATATGAGAATTATGATGACCTCCACCATCTTTTGCAAATTCTTGAACCCAAAATTCTTTTAATAATAGGTTATATAATTCTACATTATACCCTTGATCGTTTAATATAAAAAAAGATTGATTTAAAATAAAATTTCTAAATTCTTCTAATTCAGGTAATTTAATTAATAATTGAGTATCTGAATGATAGGTAAACCCAATATCTTTATTATTTATATAATATTGTTCATTATTTTTTTTGCATTCCTCAATTATTGGATCACAAATTAAATTAAGTTTATTTAGCCAACTCTCATCATTATAAAAATATAATGGTGTTGAAAAAACTTCTTCTTTTTTTAATTCTATTTTCATTTAAATATTAATAAATCATATTCTGGTAAATATCCATATTTGATTTCTGTTTCTTTTAATATTTCAATTAAATCATCTAAATCTTCAACTAAAGGTTTGCCAGCTAAATTCAAAGATGTATTTAATAAAACAGGTATACCGGTAATTTTGTAAAAATTTTTTATTAAATTATAAAAATTTACATTATGTTCTTCTGTTAAAGTTTGCACTCTGCATGTTCCATCGACGTGGGTAATCGCAGGGATTAAATTTTGTTTTTCTTTTTTAACTTCAACTGCATAAGTCATGTACTCAGTGTTTTCTTTATTATAAAAATTAAACCAATCTTTTTTAAATTCATTTAGCACAGTTCCTGCGTAAGGTCTAAACCATTTTCTTTTTTTTATTAGATTAACTATTTCTTTTCCGTGTATGTTTGACGGGTTAAATAATATAGACCTATTACCTAAAGCTCTTGGTCCTGATTCTGATCTTCCTTGAAACAAAGCAACAACATTATTATTTGATAATAAATCTGCAACTTCTTCACTACTAGTCTTCCTAAAAAATAAATTGTCAAATGATTTATTACTTAATAAATGTTTAACTAAATCTGAGTAATTGTAATTTAAACCTAAATAAATGTTTTCATAACTTAATGGTTTTTTATTTGTTATTAAAAAGTATAAATGTTGTGCTAAACCTAATGAAGTTCCTCCATCATGACAAACAGGATCAACAAAAATATTTTTATGTTTTTTTATTATTTCAAAATTTATCATACAATTTTGAAAAACACCTCCAGATAAACAAATGGGGTACTCTGGAAATTTATTTTTAATATAATCTATATAATTTAAAATTATTTCAGTTGTTTGTTTTTGTAATTTAAAACAATAATTTGTTAATTTTTCTTTTTTATCTTCAACTGCCCTGTAAAGAAATGTTGGATTAGAAAAAAATAAATTATCTTCAAAAAAAAATGGTTTTAATAAACTATCTTTGTCTTCTTTTCCATAACAACTTAATCCCATAACGGCTCCGGGTTCTTTTAAATCAAACGCATTTAGAAAAAAATTATACATCCCCCCTAAACTGATAGTAGGCAAACTAAACAATTTGTTATCTTTTTTAATTGTTTCTCCATTTAAATTACTACAAATTTTAAAAACGTCTTCTATTTTTTTATCAATTTTTATTATTGATAAAATTTCATTTCCGTAGTTAATTCTATCGTCATATATATTTAAGCCTCCATTATCTACAATTAAACAAATAGCTTTTTTAAATCCACTATTATAAAAAGCAGAGAAAGAATGTGTTTGATGATGAAAAGGAAAAACTATAATTTGGCCATAAGTAATTTCATGTTCTTTTAAAGACTCTAAAATTAAATTTTGTATTTTAAGTTCTCTTCCTTGCAAATTAGAATGTGTATATGAGATATAATCAAAATAATTTTTTTTTAAAGTTTTTAAAATTTTATTAATGTCTTGATGATATTTTATTTTACTTAATCTGCTTTCTTCAATAAACAATTCTATTTTTCCGTTTTCAACTATTGCGCAAGACGCATGATGACTTAAATTTAATGCTAGAATTTTCATTTATTTGTATAAAAAAGTGTAATTTATTTTCCTATTTTCATAACCTTTTTTAAACTTAGAACACAAAGATTCATGAATCTTTCTCGAATCAAAAACAACAGCTCTGTTATATTTATATTGAATAATATTTTTTTTGGAATTTTCTACTTCACTAAGTTTAAAAGTATCGTAAATTATAAACCCATTGTAATTTTCATCATCGTATGAACATTCATTTGGAGTGCACCATAAGTTAAAAGTAATTAACGAATCTGGGTCAAAGTGTTTACCTACAGATATTTTTTGTAAATTTTCATGAATAAAAGACCAACCTCTAATGTAATTTAAGTTTTTTAAAAAATTAAAGTTTTGTTTTATTTCATCTGAAATATTTGAAAGCAGTCTAAACCAAATTTGTTTTCCATTTTTTGAAAAATTTATTGCTGCATAACTGTCATAAATATCTTCTTTTACGTTATACATTAATGTAAATTTTCTTAATCTTTCACAATATTCTGGTTTTAAAAAATCATCAATAATACAAAAACCATTTGTTAAAAATTGATTTTCAATTTTTTTAAAATTCAATTGATCATTTAAAACATTTATTGGAAAAGAATTATATCCTAGTTCTTCCGTAAAAATTTTAATGTTTTTATTGAGGTATTTAACATAGCCCTCAAAATCTTTATACATTTTTACTTTCCTGTAATTTCAGTGTTTTCAAAAGTTTGTTTATTCTGTATTTCTTTTTTAAATTTAATTTGCCAATCCATTACTACTTTAATTAAATTGTTTCCAAAATGTCTTAACATTTCATCAGACAAATGAATTTTACCTTTTTTCAAAATTATCCATCTTTCTTTTAAAGAAAACTCTATATCGCAAGAACCGTTTTCGTACTGTTTAAATTTCATAATGTTTTTTAGAATCTATCTCATCCCATTTTTTTGTTTTGTAAGTGTTAAAAGCAAGACTAAATCTTTCTATATTGTTTTCAATTTTTTTAACACTATGTTTTAAAAAAGGAGTGAACAATACATAACGACCTATTTTTTCTTCTATTGTTAAATCATAATCACGAAAATATGTACCTGGTCCATTTTCACTTAAATATAAAATTCCAGAAAAACCATCATTACCATGATAATGTTCAACAACCTCATCTCCCTTATTTAAAATATTTCCCCAACAATCTCGAACTTTAAAATCATAATCAGAAATACATTTTATAGATCTTTTAATAGAAATTAAAAAACTAATAAAATCTTTATCTTCGTTTAATGATTCAAAACCGGTAAAAAGACCTTTAACATTTGTTTTATAATTTAAATTAGATGATTTAACTTGTTCGTTAATTTTATTTTTTAGTTTATTAATTATTTCAATATCGTTAAAAAAACCAGTAACAATAAAAGTTTCTACCGGAATTGTTTTTAAATTTAAATTTAAATTTAAAAATTTATTCTCTTTTTGTTCCATATAAAATCCTTCCGTCTTTGTAATGGTCTTTATTAAGTCCGTTTTTATCTACATAATGTAAAAAAGTTTGTGCATGCCAATCTCCCTTGAACTCTTCTCTCCAATGTTCTAACTCACAACCTAAATATATAACAGCATCGCCTGGTTCCATATCAATTTCAGCACCTTCCATAAATATCGGCCATTTAGTTCCATCAGAGTTTATCATTACCGTAACACTTATTTCACATGCTGGTCTATCCTTATGTTTTTTAAGATCAGCGTTTACTGTATACATTCTCCAAAATGCATAAGTTGGTAGTAATTCCAAACCTGTTTCTTTCTGCATAATATTAAGTTTATTTACCATTAAAGATTCCATTAAGGGATCTGCATAAAAACATGTGTCTCCATTATCTCCTTGTATAAATTCAAAAGAATCGAAATTAATTCTGTGTTTTATCCTACAGTAATCTGTTAATAATCTAATTTCTTCTTTAGTCAGAAAATTTTTAATTAATTTATATTTTAAATCTTTTATAGTGCCCATGCTACAACCGAATACCTTTTTCCTTTCGTTACTGGTTTTACTGTGTGTGGATATAAAAAAGTGCTTGGCCAAACAATCATTCTATTTGGTTTAACTTCTACTTCCCATTCTCCTGTGCCATCTGGGTTTCTAAAACACAAATTACCACCTACATAATCATTGTTTAATAACAAAATACAACTCATAGTCCTTGGAATTGTTGCAAAATGATCTACATGCCATGAATAAAAACCTGTATTTTCATATTTTAAAATTTCAATATCAAAAATTTTTTTATAAGCAAAATCATTAATATTTAAATCTTTTTTATATTGATTTAAAGCTGCGTTGAAGAAAAACTGAAGTAAATTAAACCAATGAACATTAGTTAAGGAATTACTTATATTAGATAAAGCTAAAGCATATGTTCTTCTAATATTAAAATCCGTTTTATTGAACTCTCCTCCACCTATTTTAGCTTCTTCAAAATTAGAAATATTTGCAAAACGAATTAAATTTCCCAATACTTTCCAAGGTAAAACTTCATCATAGATCATTACAAATTTTTTTATTTCCATGATTTTTTATTCCAATATCTATCTTTATAATTTTTTATTACTTTAAGTCCATAAAATAACCTATTACTTTGTACTTCTTTTTGTTTTGTTTGTTTTAATAACATTTTCCAAGATTCTCTTTTAAATGGGATTATTTGAACATAAGGAGTTCCTTTTTCAATAGTAGTTTCTAATGTTGGGTATTTATCACCATTTAAAACAATTGGAAAATTTATTTCAATTGGGAAAGTATCTGTATCAACTATACCTGGTATAATTGAAAATCTATCATCAGAATTATTTAATGGAGAGACAAACAAACAAGAATAACCTTTTGGTGTTTTTATTTTCCATGGATTTAATATTTTATAAAAAGGCAAATTTTTATTTTTTTCAATTAATGGTGAATCTCCTAATTGATTAATTGTATGTGTGTCAAAACCTGAATTTAAGTTTATACATTTACCCCAAAGTATTTGTGCTTGACCATGCATTCCATAAGTTTGGAAAGAATCTTTAAATGTTTCTCCTTTTTCATTTTTATTATCTACATTATGACGAATGTGAAGATCTTGAGGCATTTTTAAAATATAACCTGCTGTCAAAGAATCCAAAAAAGGCATACATCCTTTTACGGTTTGATTTAAAACATTATGTTCTAGTTTTTTATACCAATTTGGTATGTTTAATTTTGCTGGAATTGGATAATCTTCTTTAATTGCAAAATAGTCTTCATGAGAACTAAATTCTATCTCTTTATCAAACATGTATTTTTATAACATGTTTTAAGGTATTTGTAAAAAAGAATAATAAGGTTGCCCTTGGCTGTTTATATAAGTTTCTAAAGAAGTATTTAATGCACCATTAACTGTGGGTATAATTTGATAAATATTTAATGAATTTAAATATGTAAAATAATTATTCCATTGTGTAAATTTAATATTTTGTGGTTGAGCATTTAAAAAAGCTAAAATTTGATTTTTACCTCTATTAATATAAGCTTGTAACGAAGGCCTATCAAAAGCTTGACTAATATTCACAAGTTTATTTGAAACACCATCATAGTTTGAAATAAGTGCATTACCTATACGAACTAAATCAAAATCATTTTGTGAAGCACTGATTGTTAAATATTCATTATTTTGAGGAATGTTTAAAGCACTTAATTCTACATCATCAGCAGCTATTCTATAAATTTCATTATTAGAATTTTTATTATAAATAAAATAAGCCATAAATTAAGTACCGTTGTTTTCAAAAATTGCTAAAGTCCCTGGCTGATCAGCATTGGAAGCATTAATTACAAGAATTTTTGTGCCCATATTTGCTAAACTTGCTCCAGGAGCACTTCCTTGGTTACCTGCTGCACCAGTTCCACCTTGCACAACAGAAGGACTTCCATTGTTACCAGCATTGACAGTTCCTACGTTTGCAACTGTAGTATTTCCAGCATTTGCTCCAACTGAATAAGGTTGTGAAAAAGGTTGAGTGATAGGTTTATTATAAAATCCAAAACCACCACGACCACCAGCTCCTCCTGGCACAGGGAAAGGAGGACACATACCACCTAAACCAGTAGTTCCAGTATTACCACCACCACCGGACATATACACACCTATTCTATTTGTGTTTGCACCGGCTGTAAACGTTCCAGAGCTTGGTCCTGATTCAAAAAGAGTTGGTATTCCCATTCCAGCTCCTGCTGATCCAGAAGATGCAGAAGTAATACGACCGTCAGCATCAACTGTAATTGTAGCCGCTGTGTAAGTTGCTGCAGTAACACCTGTTGAAATTAATTGATTTGATCCAACAGAGTTAGCTGCTAGTTTTGATTGTGTAATTGTAGATTGTGTAATTTTAATAGCTGTAACAGCATTAGTTGCTAGTCTTGAAGTTGTAACTGCAAACGATGCAAGTCTTGCTTCAGTTACTGCAAACGATGCAAGTTTA